TTCTTCCTGTAAGTTTAGAAATTGTTTCGGCACGTGCTTTTCCGCTTTTTGTAGAAGTTGTTGTAAGCATACAGTTCATTCCGTTTTTACCAATGCAGTCAAATTTATCTTGATAATATCTCTCAAGCTCATTAAGCTCCTCCTTATTACATTCACAAACTATTTCAAACAAGTGATTATCCCAAACATACTTTAAAATAGATTTAAGTATAATAGGCTGAGTTATACATCTTGAAGTTTTGTATTTATGAATACGATTCATAATATCTATATTCTGACCTATGTAAATCTTTCCGCTTGGGCTGGTAATCTTATATATTCCTATCATAAAGAAAAAACCCACAAATCAAGAGTCGCAGTTCTATCATTGTGGGAATTTATTTAAAATTTTACAAGTATCTGCGACAATACAGATACAAATATAGTAAATTATACTTTAGTATATCTTTTTTTACGGTTAAAAACTTTCTATTTTTGTAATTAGTCATCTCAGCTCTTGCCTCTTGAGCAGCTTCTCTCCTAACTAAATCAATAGCTTCTTTACTAAAAAACAATCCTAGAAACCATTCTATTACTTTTTTCATAATTTTAATGTTCCAGCAGAGATTCTTTTAGCCATCTCCTCATTTTGTTGCGATGAACTCCATCCTTGTTTTTCAGCCTCTTTCAAAAACGCTTCTAAACTTCCTGTTTTACCGGCAGCAGGTTCGTCTTTCTTTCCAGCTCCACCTGTAGGTGAAGGTAAGTATGGAGTAGCAAAATTAGTAACCCATTCTTTCACAGAAACAGGGGATAATGTATTTTCATCTTTAATCACAGATCCATTAGCGTCTTTGATTACAATTCTACCATCCTCTTTTACAAAACTAAATCCTTTTTCTTTAGCCTCTACAAAAATTGTAGACTTAGAAACCAAAGTATTATCAGGAATATGCTTAGTAAATTCGTTCTTAATCTCATTCAAAGAGTTTTGTTGTTCAATATTGTTTTTAAACGCATTGAACTCATTCTCCTTTTCGATCAAATTGCTTTGTAACTTCTCAAAGTCAGATTTTAAACTCTTGAATTTCTCTTCAGGTTCAATTTTGCTTTCAGATTCTACTTTAGTTTTGATAGCATTTACCAAATTCTCAATAGTCTTACCTTGGAACTCTAATCCAAGGGCATTTCTTTGCTCTTTTACTGCAATTTCAATCGCAGCAGTAGCAGACTCTTTTTTCAAGTTAGAAATACGCTCTTCGTATATTTCTTTAGGTAGGATAATTCTTTCAGATAAGTCAATCGTGTGACTATCTTCAGACGCAATCATTTCAGTAAGTTTACCTGGTTCTAATCCTAAACTTGTTTCAATTTCGCTTAAATTTTCTACAGCCATGTTTTATTTTTTTAATAGTTCTAATTCTTCAGTTAATTTCTTTACTCCCCAAACTACTTTAGGTTTGTTTCCTGTTTTCTTTTCGTAGATAGCGGCAAGTTCGTCTCTAGTTTTTGGAGCGGATTCTTCTTCAATAGTTCCTGTAGTATCTTTAATAACAGGAGATACAATCTCTTCTTCTTTAACATCGATAAATTCAGCATACTCCTTAACTTTTCTAAATGGTTTTTTGTCTAAGTATAACTTAGTAGCTGTTTCGTCTCTCTCGTAATACAACCCATTTATGTTTGAATGAGCGTTTACTTGTTCAGCGTATTCTACTTGTACAACGTGCAAGTCTCTTTCTAAGCCAAGTTTAACACCTGTATCAAAACCTTTACCTGAACGTGCTAATTTGTGCAGTTTGTAAACTGCCATTTGTGTTTCAATCATTTTTTTTGTTTTAAATTAATAATAATATCTGCTATTTAGCAGATGGGAAAATCTTTTACAACACCCGCTAGATAGCAGGTGTTGATATAGGTTTTTTATTTATCTCGAACCAAGCGTCAAACTCAGCACTCAATACATCTTCTGACTTGTAGTAATCAGTAACAGTCTTCCACCATTTGTTAAATAATACTTTTCTCTGCGCCTCTTCCTGACCAAAGATACTAATTACATCTGTTAAATTCAAATGCAAGTAAGGTTCTAATTTCGCTTTCAACAAGTTGATATGCAAATCAATAGGGTTGTTTCTGTATTTAGCTCCTAAATATTCTCCGAATAGCTTATCTAAAACGACACTATTGTCTTGCGACTTAACTGCGTTTTCATATCTTTCCAACAAAGTATCATAACTTTCGATAATGTATCTACGACCTAAATTGATTGTAATTCTACTCTCGTTTTTATCTTTAGTAGTATCATAGAAGTTTAAGATCCATTCTGATATTTTCCACTCAATATACTCAACGAAGTCAGCGTACATATTCAGTTTATTCTCCATAGGCTGTTTATCAAACATTACCTCGGTAGCTGTCTTGATACTTCCTGTGTTTTTACTAACACCGTAGAACGTACCCCAATGTGTTTTATATATATTTTCTTCCAACTTAGCAAGTTCTACGTTATACTGCTCCCAAACATTTAAATCAGGAGATATAAATCCTGCAATATTTGGAGCGATAATAGGAGAATCTGTGCTATCAGGTACTGGTAACTCAACAACATCTGTAACATCATTCTTAGATACCATCTTGCCATGACCGTCACAAGTACCACAAGCCTCATCACCACTCTTACCTGTGCCTGAACATTCTCCACAATACTGGACATACTTCCAAAATATTGGATTCCCTTTATAAATTTTGTATAACGTCAAGAATGATTGATCTCTAGCATACTCCTTAGCCGCATCAATAACGCTGTCAATAGCTGACAACTTCTCCTCTTCACCTGGCTCTTGGATATTAGAGCAAATTACCGCAGGTGTTTGACCAAACGGATGTTCAAATGTTAATTCTTCAATAAGTACAAATTCCATACCCATTTGCTCAAACACTCTGTCTTTTGCGTCATCAACAATTCTCCAAAATGTTCTGTTATCTTTTACCTTAGGTTCAAATATCACGTACTCCACTAACTGCCCACAAGACTCATAATATCTAATCTTTTCGATTGACTTATATGTTGGATAAATATCAATTGTAGGAATTGTCTTATATTCTAAGAATATCAACCCATTCGGATCTGTATTCATCAGTTTAATCGCATTCTTCTGAATCCATTCAGACAATGGTTTGTTATCTCTGACACTAGCAATCTTTTTTATGAATTGCTGCTTAATACTTTCATTTACAATGTCGTAGTCTTTAACACCACCTGTTGCATAGTAAATATTATCAATAGGTTGAAACAACCTCTCAAATAAATCTTTGATACTTCTGCTGTACTTCTTACGAGCCAAGGCTTTCTTATCACTCTCGATATTCTCAATCTTGTCGATTAACTCTTCAATGAAGTCATCACCGTTAACTAAAGCCTTTAGTTCATTAGAACTTTCACGCATTTCCACGAACTCGTGATTTATTTTTAGATTGGCTTTAATAGCAGCAATCGCTTCTTGGTCGTTTTGAAATATCATTTTTTTATCTTTAAAGCTACAAATTTACTAATTTTTTTTAACATATCTGTATTTATTACAGATATGGGAATCAATCATAAGCTACCACCTAATCATCACCTTAGGTTTGCCCTTGAGTTCAAAGTAGAATCGCATCGCTAACGCATCCGCAAAATCGGGAGATCTTCCCAGTCTCTCTCTTACTTTACTCTTAGGCTCTAGAGCATATTTACCATCATCCAATATTGGATTCTTGTTTATCTGCTCCAGCTCTTCAATTACTTGTTTTCTAAAGGCATTATCTTGAATGAAAACCTTTGAATCCTTAACCTGCTGTGCAAAGAACTCATATACCTGAGCTTTTAAATTCTTGAAGTTCTCTTTCTTACCTTGCACCTTAATCGGCACTGCGTTATTATGAAATCCTACAGCTCCTACTAAGTTCCCACTCTGGGAACTATTTCTAGTAAAAGTCTGCAACCCATCAGCATCATATATCACATTCTTCAGCGGCACTCGGTAATGAACCCTTAATTCATTTATCTTCTTACTCACCATCGTGTCGTCAATCTTATCAATTGCAATAATCTTAACCACCACAAAACCTGCCCATACCATAATCACAAATTTATCAGCACCGGTGTAGGCAATATCCGCAGTTATATACCTATCTTCTGTAGGCTTGATAAATTCATTAGTGTACATTCCTAAAATATCCTGATAATCAAACAACGCATACGGATTATCATCAAACTCCCAGTTACCATACACCAAACGCTGAATTTCGTTTGGAGATAAGATATTTATCAAATTGGGTATATATTCTTTGGGCAGTGTCTTATTATCTGATGGCAATGCCTGAATAAACTTCCTGTAAATCGGTAAGTTCTGCTCTATATCAAGTTTGTAGTAATCCTTGTAGAGATAATTCTTAGATGGGTTACACGTTTGCAATAGTTTTGGCGGTAAATTGTATTCCTTATTCTTCCATCTACCAATTGAAGCCTGTAAGTTATTCTTACACTCCAACTCAAACTCTCCTGCTTCCTCAATCCAACCTCTTGTCATCTGCATCGAACCGAATCGCATATAGTTAGGATCTGAAGGTTGGTACTTAGCATCTAAAAGAAATATCTTAGAACCATTATGAAACTGAAAATAGTTATCCTGACCATTGTACTTGTAATATTCCTTTCCTATTCCCCAAATATCAAGTATCTCGTGAACAGATGGAATTGTAAACTTCCTCAAATCAGTCAATGTCTTTCTTGCAATGAAGTAATGCGTACCAGGATACATTAACGCATCAGCGCAAATAAGGGAACAACCAAGAAAACTCTTGCCTGACCCCTTACTACCACCGTATGCTATGTCAATTGTCGTATCGTCAATCCAATACTTAACAGCTTGTAGCTGCTTTACATTGCCACGAACATTTAAACTTATTTCCTTATTCCTCATTTAGAATTTTCATTCCTACAATCGGCACAGCTTGAAGTTTATCTCCTCCAGAAGTTACATCTAACTTATCTCCGTACTTAGTAGGGTTCAATTTACCTAACATCCACTTTCTAGTATCTATCTGTAATCTTGAACGATTAATAACATTATGCTGGATAACAGGTTCACCTCTTTCGTCATAAGCCATATCTGCTTCTTGCTTATCAGCAATCTCCAACATCTCCTCAAATATATTATCAGCTCTTCTTTTAGTAGCTACAGCGTATCTAACTTGTAGCTCTTCATCTGCTTCCAACCACTTGTAGAACGTCTTAGTACCACAAGTATCAGAACGTCTTAATATTTGTCTAATAGAACCGCCTTCTTCTATTAAATCAATTATTAAATCCAACATCTCTTTTTTATCCTTATCTGAATAATGACTCATAACTAAATAGATTAAACCCAATAGTATATTTATTTACTATTGTTATTGCTACAAATATAATAAAAAAAATAATACAATATATAAAAATATATAAAGTACGCATTACGTTGAAAAAAGTCCATTTTGGGAGACACCCCCCTTAAAAATAAAATATTTAGGGGGGGTGTCCCTAAAAAACGCAAATTGTCAACGTAATGCGTACTGTGTAAAATGCTAATATGCTCATTTTTAGCAATATAGGTTTTTCGC